CCCGTCCGTGGAGAACGAGACCTCGCTGAACATTGAGCTGCGCAGCGATTCGCCGTGGGTGCGCTCGATCACCAACACCCAGCTTTCCGCCGTGCGCATGCGTTTGGCGTGGCCGGCGCTGCAACGCTCCGATGACCAGGGCAATGTCGGCGGTTACCGGATCGAGTACGCCATCGACGTGGCCACCGACGGCGGCGCGTATCAGCAGGTGCTGGTGGACGCCGTCGACGGCAAGACCACCACGCGATACGAGCGATCGCGCCGCATCGATCTGCCGACCGCCACCACGGGCTGGCAGATCCGCGTGCGCCGCCTGACCCCGAACCAGAACAGCAACAAGGTTGCCGACACCATGCTGGTGGCCGGCTACACCGAAGTGATCGACGCCAAGCTGCGCTATCCGAACACCGCGCTGCTGTACATCGAGTTCGACGCCGAGCAGTTCACCAACATTCCGACGGTGACCGTGAAGTGCAAGGCCCGGCGCTGGATGGTGCCGAGCAACTACGATCCGATTCAGCGCACCTACACCGGGACGTGGGACGGCTCGATGAAATCGGCCTGGACCAATAACCCGGCGTGGATCACCTACGGCATCTGCACAGAAGACCGTTTCGGCCTGGGCAAGCGCATCAAGCCGTTCATGATCGACAAGTGGGAGCTGTACCGCATTGCCCAGTATTGCGACCAGCTGGTGCCGAACGGCCTCGGCGGTCAGGAACCACGCTTCCTCTGCGACATGAACCTGCAGGGCAAGGCTGACGCCTGGTCGCTGCTGCGCGATATCTCGGCGATTTATCGGGGCATGACTTACTGGGCGCAGGGCCAGCTGGTGATGCAGGCCGACATGCCGCGCGCGCAGGACTTCGACTATGTCTTCACCCGGGCGAACGTGATCGACGGCAAATTCTCTTACGGCAGTGCCTCGGCGAAGACCCGGTACACCCGGGCGCTGGTCAGCTACGACAACCCGGCGAACAACTACGACACCGACGTCATTCCGTTTGCGGATCTGGACCTTCAGCGCCGCTACGGCGACCGGCCGACCGAACTGAGTGCCATTGGTTGCACCCGCGCCTCCGAGGCCCAGCGCCGCGGCAAGTGGGCGATCTTGAGCAACAACCAAGACCGCACCGTGTCGTTCAAGACTGGCATGGAGGGCGTGATTCCGCTGCCGGGGCACATCATTCCAGTGGCTGACTCGCTGCTGGCGGGCCGGGAGGTCGGCGGACGCATCTCGTCAGCGACTGGCCGCGTCGTCACGCTCGATCGCGATACCCAAGCCAAGGCCGGTGATCGGTTGATCATCAACCTGCCGGGCGGCCGCGCCGAAGGGCGCACCGTGCAGAGCGTCAACGGCCGCTCGGTAACGGTAACTGTCGCTTACAGCGAGCCACCAGTCGCGCAACTGCAATGGGCGCTCGACGCTGATGACCTGGCAATTCCGCTATACCGCGTGCTGCGTACCAAGCGCACCACCGAGGGCGACTTCGAGATCAGCGCGCTGCAGTTCGAGCCGAGCAAGTTCGCACACATCGACACCGGCGCACGCCTGGAGGAGCGGCCAATCAGCGTGATCCCGATCACCGTGGTTCCGGCGCCGGCGAGCGTCACTCTCACATCGACATCGTCAGTAGTGCAGGGCCTGGCCGTGGCCACGATGACCATCAGTTGGCCTGCCGTGGACGGTGCGGTTGGTTACGACGTGGAGTGGCGCAAGGACAGCGGCAACTGGATCAAACTGCAGCGCACCGGCATGACCAATGTGGACGTGGTCGGTATCTACGCTGGCGCCTACGTGGCCCGGGTGCGCGCGGTGAGCGCCTTCGACATCACGTCGCCGTGGCGCAACTCGATCCTGACCAACCTCAGCGGTAAGCAGGGGTTGCCGCCGGCTCTGGCTTTCCTGACCGCTACGCCGCTGTTGTTCGGCATCTATCTCAAGTGGGGTTTCCCTGCTGGCGCTGAGGATAGCCAGCGGACTGAAATCTGGTATGGACCCACGACGCAGCTTGATGCGGCCACGAAGCTGACAGACCTGGCCTATCCGCAGAGTGACTTCTCCATGCTAGGCCTGCGCGCTGGCGTGACGTTCTACTTTTGGGGACGGATCGTCGACAAAATCGGCAACATCGGGCCGTGGTATCCGATCGGCATGGGTGTGCAGGGGCAGTCGAGCGCGGACGCGGCGGCAATTCTGGAGATGATCGCCGGCGAGATCGGCCGCACTGAACTGGGCCAAGACCTTCTTGACGAAATCGACAAGATCCCCGGCCTTCAGGCTCAGATCGATGCGCTCGATGGATTGAAGGGTTACAACCCGGACGATACCTACGAAGAGTACGACCTGGTGGTGCAGGGCAAACGGATCTATCAAGCCACCGACCCGGTCCCAGCGAACACCCCGCCACCCAATCCGCTCTATTGGCTCGACGTGGGCCAAACCGTGGAAACCGCCAACGGACTTGCCCAGCAGGTCGCGACCAACACCGCTGAGATCACTGAACTCGATGGCGTGGTTACGGCCCAGGCAACGGCCTTCGAAGCCCTGCGCGCCTCCTATCGAGACGATGATGGCGCTGGTGATCTTGCAGGCGCGATCAAGAGCTATACCAGCACCGCTTCGCTCGCATCGGAATCGAAGGTTCGAGCATCTGAGAACGAGGCAATGGCAAGGCGCGTCACGACGTTCGACGCGAAAATCGGAGAGAACGCAGCCAACATCACCGAGCTTGAAGAGGTGGTGGCCAATAACGAATCGGCGACCGCAACGAAGATCGACCAGTTGAATGTTTCCGTCGGGCAAAACTCGGCGGCCATTCAGCAGACCTCGACCGCTTACGCGGACACGGCCGGCAAGTTGAACACGATGTGGTCGGTGAAGATGCAAGTCACGGCGAATGGGCAGTACGTCGCGGCGGGCATTGGCCTCGGCATCGAAAATACCGGTGCCGGTCTCCAAAGCCAGTTTCTGGTGAGTGCTGACCGGTTCGCCATCGTCAATACGATTGCCGGCGGTGCTATCTCGGTGCCGTTTGCCGTTCAGGGCGGGCAGGTGTTCATGCAGTCGGCTTTTATTCTTGATGGAAGCATCACTAACGCGAAGATCGGCAGCTACATCAGCTCAACAAACTACATCGCCGGCCAGCAAGGCTGGATTCTCAATAAAGACGGAACGCTTGAAATCAACGGCATCGTGCCAGGGCAGGGGCGACTGGTGATCAACTCTCTGAACGTATCGGTCTATGACGCCAACAACGTGCTGCGCGTTCGTCTCGGCTATTTGGGGTGATAAATGGCACTATTTGGCCTGCGTGTCTTCGACGAGAGCGGTCAGCTCGCCATGGACACCAACAGCTTCACCTACCAGGTGTTGTGGCAGGGCGTGATTGATTTCAGCGGTACCACGCCCAGTTACACGCTGAACATTCCGGGTTTCAACCCGGCCAACTGCGTGTTCATGATTATCCCGACGAGGGCGCAGGACGTACAAGCGGCGGAAACCGATGGCCTGGGAAACAGCAAGTCATATCCCTACGTGACGCCCTCGACCGGACAGGTTGTTGTGAAAAACAAAAATCCATCGGCTAGTGCTTCGACGACTGCGACGCGAGTTGTCGCGAAAGGCTACGCAATCAGGTACGGGATATGAATTACGGCTTTCAGAGCATCAATGACAACTTGTTTGTTCAAATTGATTCGGAGGCACCAAGGCTCTGTCTTCTCACCAAAGGCACCTATTCTGGCGTTGCAACAGCATCAGGAACGTTTGCCCGGCCGGTGACCAGCCAAGATCCACCGATGGTGTTCATTCGTCCTGATCAGGGCGGCGCGATTCAGGTTCCCATTTCTGTGTGGTTCACGGGTGGACCGGGTAACTGGACGGGTTTTGCCATGAACGCCTCAAAGGTCAACGAGACACTGAGCGGTCAGTATTTCGTGGCGGCGTGGGCATCTATGGGTACCGCTACGTATGGGATGCGGCTGTGGGATGGCGCTGGAGCGCTCGTTTATGACAGTGGCGCTCCGGCGGTGGTGGTGACGTTCGCTGCTGGAAACTGGACGTATCTTGGAACCGAGCAACTCAGTGTTGGGCGCCGGTACTTATGGGGTATCAACAAGAGCCTCGGGGTTGGTGAGTACGTGTCCCTCAATCCTTTCACGATGAACTGCCACAACGACGGTACGGGTGGCGGCTGCGCGCTTGGAGTCGATTACGCTGGCGGCCGCATCATGATGTATAGCCTCGCCTTCACAGCCTGGACCGATCAGGGCCACCGGCCTTTCCTTTGCGCCAAATTGCTGGCCTGACTCAAAAAAATTCTGGAGATATTCGATGCCCTGGTACAAAACCGGGACGGTTTCTGTCGTCCAAAATTCCAATGCAGTGATCGGCGCAGGCACTGCTTTCATCGCCAATAGCCGGGTCGGCGACGGCTTTCGCGGCCCTGATGGTCGCTGGTACGAAGTGACGAACATCGCGAGCAATACCGCTCTGTCGATCTCGCCAAACTACGAGGGCCCGACGGCCGCCGGCGGCTTCTACTCGATAATGCCGGTGCAGGGATATCAGAAGGATCTGTCCGACCAGGTGCGAGCCATCCTGAACGACTACGGCGAAAAGCTGGCAGCGCTCGGCACCACCGGCAACTACGAAGTCCTGCCGGTTGAAAAAGGGGGGACCGGATCGGCCACCCTGAATACAGACGTTGTACCGGAGGGGGCGACGAATAAATATTTCACCGGGGCCAGAGTGCTGCAGTCTGTTCTGGCCGGCCTGAGCACAGCCACCTCGACAGTGATTGCTGCGACCGACACTGTTCTAGCGGCTATGGGTAAGCTCCAAGCACAGATCACCGGTCGTGCATTGAAGGGCGCGAACGGTGATATCACAGAGCTGAATGGGTTAACGAAAGCTATCACCGTCGCGCAGGGCGGGACCGCTGCAAACAATGCAGCTTCCGCGCGGGCAAATCTTGGAGCGGCTTCTGCGGGAAACAATACCGATATCGTGAACTTGACCGGGCTGAACTCGGCGAAAATCAACGGTTCGAACAACGCCAATGCCCAAGGTTTATGGCTAATGTGGAATACCGGAATTGTGGGAGCGTCTGGTACCGCCGATTTTATATGCAACCAAGGAGGCGGGAATGGCGGTTTTACATGGAGATCTGTCAACAGTAACAACACCGTTGGCGGCCCGACAATGTACTACACCTATACGGGCAATCTGAACGTACCGGGCACGGTTTCACAGGGTTCTGACCGGAGGCTGAAAAAGAACGATGTCGAGATCCTTGATGGCCTTGATCGAGTAATGCGGATCCGCCCTGTCGAGTTCGACCGTCGGGACTTCCTCGACTCGGAGGACTATCCGCATCACGAAGTCGGTGTAATCGCTCAGGAGCTCTTTGATGTCACGCCGTTGCTGGTCACTCCAGCGGATTCGGAAAATGAACAGGACATTTGGCGTGTTAATTACACGGGGCTGATTCCATATCTGGTTTCGGCAATCAAAACCTTGAAGGTTGAAATTGAAGAGCTGAAGTCACACGCGCAATAGATCAACCGATCAGCGCAGAACCCGCCCTTGAGCGGGTATTTTTTTGCCTGGAGAAAACCGATGACCATTACCCAGCAGCAGTTGCTGCAGATCCTCCCGAACGCCGGCGCCAAAGCCGGCGTTTTTGCACCTGCCCTGAATACTGCAATGCAGCGATACCAGATTGTAGGCACCAAGCGCGTTGCCGCGTTCATCGCACAGATCGGCCACGAATCCGGCCAGCTGCTGTACGTGCGCGAGATCTGGGGGCCGACCGCCGCACAGCGCGGTTACGAAGGCCGGAAGGATTTGGGAAACACCGTGGCCGGTGACGGCCTCAAGTACCGAGGGCGCGGCCTGATCCAGGTGACCGGCCGGGCGAACTATGTCGCGTGCGGCGAGGCTCTGGGCCTTGACCTGATCAATCATCCCGAGCTGCTGGAGCTGCCACAGCATGCCGCAATGTCGGCGGCGTGGTTCTGGAAAAAGAACGGCCTGAATGACCTGGCCGATGCTGGCGACAATGCAAACATCGGCAGCATCATCAACACCGGTCGGCGAGGGCGTGCGCCGAACGGCGCTGAGGATCGCGCCGCGCTGTACGCCAGGGCGCTGAAGGTGCTGGTGTGATCGCCGTTCCTTGGAAAGCGGCCGGCGCGCTGGCGCTGGTGCTGATCGGCGCCGGCAGCGCTTGGCGGTTTCAGGACTGGCGCTACGGCAAGCAGTTGGCCGAGCAGTCCCAGCAGCACACCGAAACCCTCAATCAACTTACCCAGGCCGCGGCCACTGCACAGCAGGCCGAGCAGGACAAGCGTCTGTCGCTCGAGCAGCGGCTGGCGGCCAGCGAGCAAACTCACTTCAGGAAAATGACCGATGCCCAACGTGACCAAGATCGCCTGCGCGATCGCCTTGCCACTTCTGATTTGCGGCTGTCAGTCATCCTCGACGCAACCGACGCTTCCAAAGGCTGTGGTGTGCCAGCCACCGCCAGCGCCGGCAGCGTGGATCATGCAGCCGTACGAGCCCGACTTGACCCAGCGCATGCTCTACGAATTATCGCCATCACCGACACCGGTGACCGTGGACTGATCGCGTTGCAGGCATGTCAGGCCTACATCCGCACACTGAGTGATGGCTCGGCGCTATCGTTGCCAGGTGAGCACCGGTAAACCATCATTTATATTCGATCTGGATGATGCGGGCACATGGACAAGCAACTGGCTGGCTACTCAATTGTGATGACGATTATCTGGGTTTCAGTCGTTCTTTCTGTCATTTATTGGATGTCGTAGTGAAGGTAATAGGTGGCTGATGTGGAAGGCGTGGTGCTGAGCGAGAAGATGCAAAGA